AAGAGAACAGCAAACTTTGGAAAGCCGATAGCGTTAGCGATGTGAGATTTAAGAACGCTCAGGACTTGTACGCCATCGACAAAGAGAACCTGAAAACAAAAGTTAAACGTAGGAACAAAACTATCATCGGCATGGCCGGAACGATAGCTGTTTTGTTTGCTTTTATTTTGGGCGGGTAGCCGTTTACAAATGGGTCTATGCACTATATTACGTTGTTGTGCGCCATTAGCCACCGCCACAATCACGGTTGCCCTTCATCGGAGATTCCGCGCATGAGTGCGTCATAACCACATTCATCTGTGCAATGGCATCCTATCTTTGTTCTAATGTAGCAGTGTCTAAAATCCCGCGCTTCTGCAACCGTGTCCCGCGCTTCGGTGGCTAACGGTTCGGGCGGGGTAATTCTGCGTTCAACCCAATCTGGGTACTTAAAATATCTTTTGGTACGTTCGACAAGTTGGCTTTCTGAATCCCCGCCCCGCACAACATTAAGTTTATTCAATTGCTTGGTGACGGCTTCGAGATGAAGATTGCAACTGATAAGCATCCCTATTAATTCCATTTTTGTGCATTTCTTATACATCTCAACCTTCTCATCGTGTGTCTGTTCTACAATTTGTACCATATAATTTAGTTTAGTGTTAATAATCGCAACTGAATAAACTCTTGTTCATTGGCAGCAATAAACCAACCCCCACGAATATGCAGCGAGCCACGGAGGGCAAAGACATCGCTGCATACCCACGCTTCGTTGGTTTACAGTTCGCCCCCACCGCACTTGCGGACGCTGGCCTGCCAACAACAGCTATAAACAATGGCCTTAGTTCTGCTCTTCGCGGGACGGTTAATCTGTTAAGTCGGTTTTAATAAATAATTTTTCCCTCTCCTCTTCAAGTTTTAAAACCTCATCCCATTGTCCACACTCCTCTGGGTGTGCGCAATGATATGCACCAACATTATTACAGGCTTTGCAACCCTTTTGTATTTCAGCCTTAATCAAAGCGTTTATTTCTTTTATTCTTTTTTGGTTATCCATCGCGCTAAAAATTATTTATTAAAACCTTATTTCATCTATCTAATCAAGTTCGTGCGTCAATTCGGCCACTGTTCATAGCAGCGTCCGTTATAGGCAAGTTTTTTCCTCTGAGTTGTCGCACCCATGCCGGAGGCCGCGCAAACCCTGCCCGCATGTGCGCCAAGCCAACACGCCCAAAAACCAGCCTATAACACCGTATATGAGCAAAAGAAACGGCTGGAGAGTTTGGTGTTTCATAGTGGAGTTCAGTGTAAAAAATAATTACTAAAAATCCCACCGCTCGACTGATGCAATAGTATCGTGTATCGCACCACCATGAGAAAATAGAGCAATCTTTTCAACATGAAAGTGTCTGTTTTGCCCCATTGTGTTGCTGTGATAGCCGAAGGTGATAACCTTGCCATTTGGTGCAATTACATTTTGTATCTCATCTTTCAGTTGTTTAAATGGACTGCACATTATCCCTTTATACATCTCCATACTTTTTCTGTAAGCATAGGGTGGGTCGAGTAATATGGTGTTAAACTTTTCACCCTGCCATGTTCTCAATAGTTCAAGGGCATCCATTCGGTAGTCAGCCAGCGCCTCAGTGTCTAAATCATTTCTAACCTCATCAATGTTTAGCTTTGTTCTCCCTGCAAAAAGGTTCAAAGTTTTACCCTCACAATTTGCCTCAACCCATTCTCTAATAGGTCTTACAGAAAAAGTATATCGGTGTAGCGGACACTTTATGTAATCAAAAGCCACCGCGCTATTTTTAGTAATTATTTTTTCGTGTTTCATAGTTAAGTCCGTGTAGCCGTTTCTTCTGCTCATATACTTGATGCGTTATAGGCAAGCCAAAGCGCCAAAGCAAAAGCTGCCCGCGGACGGTCGCAAACCCCGCGCACCACGCTTTTGACCCACCCAGCATTGGCCAGCCTATAACACCATGTTTGTGCTATTGAAAAAGCGTCCAAGTTTAGTGCTTTTAATCAAGTTCAGTGAAAGAAAATTAAAAACTAAAATCATCCCACGCGCGATTTACGTTTAAGGTATTTGACAGTTTTACTTAAAGTTTCATATTCTTCACTAAGTTTTTTCAATTCGTTCTTTAACCTGGTTACATTCATTTGAACGCTTCTTTCTTCTAATGCCATTGTTAAACAGAATTGGAATGGGTCAAGTATTGCTCCACACTCAGCGCATTCTAATGTTCTATTTGTTTCGTCAAGTTCCGCGCGTCTGTGAAAGCATAGCGGAGTTTCTTTTTTAGTAATTGACCTGTAAACTTCAAATTTTATTTCATTCATGGCCGACCCTGCTTTTAGTTTTTAATTTTAGTTCGCATTTCAAAGATAGTTCGGATTCGCTTTTTCAACATCACAAACATTGGATACATTGTGCCAGCCGCACTGCAAAGTACAGCACATAACAACGTGTATATGCCATAAAAAAGGCGGGATAGATTGCATTTCATAGTTAGTTCATCTGTTATCAAAACTTTTAAAAAAAATGCCCCACCGCACTCAAAACAATACAGTTTGTGCAATGTGATTAGAGAAGCGTTTGCAGGTTTCCTTAAAATATTCAGCATCTATTTCAGTTGCGGTCAAATCAAATTTATAGTCGTGGCAAGCGATAGCGATGGAGCCAGACCCTAAATGAGTGTCTAAAATTTTATCCCCTTCTTTAGCAAATGTTTTCAAAATCCATCTATAAAGATTTACCGGCTTTTGGGTTGGGTGGTATCTTCCATCGGTATCTTTAGCATTTGCGCCAACCCAAGATTTAGTATAAATTTTAGCCACACCATCAATGCTTGACCATGCAAGTTCACAATCAGCATAACTATTCTCACCAGTTCCTTTATCCCAAATTAGATAGCCCCTGCATGGCCATAAATTTCCAAAATAGTTACCACCCCAAATGATTTGATTTTTTGATACTCTCATGAGTTCGTCAAAATATTTCTGGTCAGGGATTGCCGTGTCCCAATCTTTGGTTTTATATCCTATATCATTTTTTGATGTACCGTTTTTAAAATTGACAGAACCTGCTCCTATTCCATAAGGTGGGTCTACAATGGCTAAATCAAAGAACTTGTCATCAATGCCGGACATATAAGCCATGCAATTACAATTTAAGAGTTCAATTCCCCCGCTTCGCATTTTTTTTAAAAGTTTTTAGTTGCATTTCATAGGTCGGTTCGTGTTCGCCTTTTTTACGTCATATACACCAGATACGTTATGCGGCATTAAAACGACCGCATAACATTACCGCCTAAGCCGTTCGTTCTGTTCTCTGAGATTCTTTAATTCCTGAATGTGAACATCGAAAAATTGCCGAGCATACTGAGGCACGTATTTATTCACGCGGTCGGTTAAGTCAGGAGTGCTTTCTTCTTTGGGTTCCGATTTTGGTGTGTAACTGTAATTACTGTGAAGCGTTACATCAGGGTCGGTTTCGCTTTGTCTTGAGATGGTGTAATCTTTCTTTTCTTCCCCCTCTTTAAGTTCACCTACTACAGGCTCAAAGGAGATCGGGTTATTTACAAGTTGTAGAATCTTGTCAGCTTCAACCATTGTCCAATAGCTTCCGCGATAAAAGCCTTTATTAAATTCTGAACCTTTCATTTCAATTCGTTTATGATGTTGAGGATTACTTTCCTTGATTTTCTTGTGCCCTCAACTATTCCATGAGCAAAAGGATCAATACTATTTGAAACTAACTCTTCCTCCCTTGTAATGGTTTTATGAGCTTCCTCAAGGGCTTGCTTTGCGTAGGCGATTATATCAGCTTTCATTCCTTGCCGAAGCTCTTCCCAAGTCTTAAAGTTTTTACGACCTTCAACATCAGGAAAGTCGCCAGCGTATTTTTCAACTAAATCATCTGCGGTGGTTTTCATATCTCTCTTTAGTTAGTGCCTTTAAATACTGGAAACTTTTCTTTAACAAATAACATAGCTTTTCGTGTTTTGGCGGGTAAACATGGGTTGCAAAGGTGTGTGTACTTTCTACCTTTATGCAAAGCCCAACCCTCTCCGTAAAAGACCTCGTTATACTTGTCTGCTGGCGCAGTTGATTGCCGTCCACATTTATCGCAAGTAATTAGCGTGGTATTGTTTATTGTAATTATTGCCATGTTAGTTAGTGCCTAAGCTGTGGGTGTTACTTTGATATAATTCGACCAGTAACTTTTTTTGAAAATTGGTTAATCCATTTTACGACTTCGTTATTTATAGACAATGGCATATTGCCTTTTGTTGCACAAATACACAAGAGCATCTTAGCTTGGCTTAATTTAGACTTTCCATTTT